ATTCGCCTCCACCTTACCATGACTCACCTTCACCGCATTCTCTACCAGGGATATGTAAGGGGGATAAAACGAAATGTGTAAATTAGCACTGACCCCTAAATCAGAGTAACGACCTAATATAGACAGAGTTAGAGAAAAATAGAGGGAGGACAGGATGAAAAACGAAATGTGACATTCACCTAACATTCATGTAACATTCAATGAGCATTTGAAGGGTGTTCAAAGGGATAATGTAACATAGGAGGCGATAAGAGGGCTTTTTAAGGGGTTGGATGGGTACTTTATCACCCATTATCGTGCAAACGGCTCCTGAAGGCTCCTATCGCCTTCTATTGGCTTCATGGAGGGCTTCTTCCCTGGTTTGACAACTGTTCGATGGGGAGAGACAAACAGAGAATATCAGAGAAAAACGGAGAAAAATAGAGATTGCTTTTTATGGTGGTTAACTTCCAAATAATAAATATTTAGAAGATTTCTTTTATTTTATTCTTCCATATAATTATTATTTAGTATCTTTGCAACCGAATAAAGAATAGAATATACGACAAAATTATAAAGCTATGACGAAGGTAATACATGTACACCTGCTTGCAGGTAGGAAGAACTACTATTTTGGCTCTATATCGGCCATATTTGACGTTTTAACGCCCGATCAGATAGGCTATACTAAGAACAGCCTGTTGCATGCAGGATTGAGCGATGGAGGCTGTTTAATCAATGGTAAATCAATGATTATTCAGAGCCATTTGATACGTTCAGGAGGCAAAGAATAAAACGGCTAAAACGCTTATTTAAAAGCACTTAAACGGCTTGCAGGCTATTTTTTGAATAGTTTGTAAGCCGTTTTTTCGTTTTATACTAAAAATAATGGCTCATATTTGGATAAATCATTGTTTAGGGTGACACTTAGGGTGACATTTAGGGTGACACTATTGGAGGTAGGAAAAACGAAAAGTTTTATTTAGAGTGACAATTAGGGTGACAAATTATAATGTAAAAATATTATTTATAGTTAAGAAACGGGTGTGATTGCGTTGAAAAAATAGCTTTTTATGGTCTTTTTATTGTGCAAAAAACAATATATTTCCCTATATTTAAGGGGCAAAAAACAAGTGAAAGTCCTGTTTTTAAAGGACTTCCACATATTTATATATATAATAGGCTTATATTTTAGAAGAAACGACGTATGCAGCCGACAACTTCAAAGACTTGGCGTATGCGTGATATATCAAATTCCTGTTCATCAAACTCAGTTTGATTTATTGGCACAAATTTGAGCTTGCCGGGTGCTGAAGCCTTCCTTAGGATTTTAACCGTTCTGAAAGTATCCAAGACAACAGCATACATTTCCCCATATTGTATATCTTCTATGCCGCATTTACGTAAAGCTATAATATCTCCTTGCGATATTGTAGGTTCCATAGAGTGACCTGTTATGTTACACCACATTTCTGCTCTTGGGCATATATTAGAGATAATATTAAAGGCTGGGATACTTGTTTGATCATTCTCTTGCATGGCAAAACCGCCAAGAAAATCCACGTCATAATAAGGTATTCCTTTCTGTGGATCTGTACTGATTGTTGCAGATTCATTATGGAACATATCGCCTTGACCAGTCAACAGCCAATTTGCAGAAATACCAAATGTTAGTACAAGATTCTGTATTGCTGTAGTTCCTACAGCACTTCTACCTTTAGAAATTTCCGTGACCATAGAAGGACTTATGCCTATTTTTAAGGCAAAATCCTTTCTGTCAGTTATCTTATTTTCATTTAATAGTCGCTCAAAAGCCTCAATAAATCGGCTTGAAATATCATTTTTTGTACTCATAATACAGAATATTGAATTTTTATGCCAAAATATTTGGCGGTTAATACAGAATTTTGTATCTTTGCAGCGTGTTTGTTAATTGAACACGCCGCCAAAGATACAAATTATTGGCGAGATACGGATAAAATATTAAGATTTTAACATAAAGAAGATATGAATAAACGAATAATTGTAGAACGAGGTGTAGGCAAGAAGATTGCTTCCCTCATGGGTATAACAACTGAAATGGTTAGCAAATCGCTCAACTACAAAAAGGATTCCCATCTGGCAAGAAAGGTAAGATACATGGCCATTAAGGATTTTGGTGGAGAAATAGTTGGTGATAAGTAGAATATTAAAAGGCTGGAATTATGAAAGAGGCATTGAATATGATATTCGGCAAGGAATGGAAATGGTTTCTGAACCTTGCTCCTCAAATGAAGCTTAGACTCATCTGGTTTGTGGTTAGCTTCTGTTTGGCTTGTGCGCTTTCCATTGAAAGCAGCAGCGTTTTAAGTGTAATAGCCGTGGCTATAAACTTTTGTGCCAGCAGCATCGCTTTAAGAGGTGTTCCTGGTGATGGACTTGAAGAATAAGGATTGACTATCCAAAGATAAATAAATTCAATAAGGAATGGAGTATTACAATAAAATATTGTGTGTTACCTTCGATGAGTTGACTGGTGGTGACTATCCTGTCATCAAAAGTGTTACTCTTAGACAAAATGTTTGTCGTGGCAATATTCAATGTGCTCGCCAAGGCAAGGGTGAAGGTAACTATGCTCTGTATGTGTACGCCTCCCTTCCCAAGAAGTACAGAATGAGATTTGAGGAGAAATATGGAGATCCGAATGAAATCCTGGAACGTCAGGAACTGAAGGACTACATGCAGGTGGATGAGGAAGCCCGTAGGTTTTATGAAGCGTTTGAATATGATTTGAACGGTGTTCAAACGAGGCTTTCACAGAAGCTGATAGACGAATATACTCAGAATGCCAGTGTGCTGAAAATGCTCCAGGAGCGAATGAACGAGCTTCAAGCTACGACACACGCCCTGGGTGGAGGAAGAAGAAACGACCTTTGGGGCATCGTCTTCAAGCAAAGCGAGAAACTGAGGGAGAACTTCGGTCACACCCTTCCCAAGAACCTTGCCAGGCTGAAAGTGAAGATGGGCACCTTCAAGAAGGATGGCTATCCCTCACTGATAAGTGGCAAGATAGGCAATAAGAACACGGTGAAGATAACAGAGGAAGCTGGCAGAAGACTCGTGGCACTGAAAAGAAACCGTGTGCCAGTGCTGACAGACTCTCAGATTTTCACCCAGTTCAACCAGGAGTGTGAGAGCCGAGGATGGAAGCCATTGAAGAGCATCCGCAGCTTGAAGATATGGCTTGACAGTGCAGCCGTGCAACCCTTGTGGTACGATGCCGTACATGGCGAGCAAAAGGCACACCAGAAGTTTGACCGCAGGCACAAGACCCAACTTCCACAGATGAGGGATGCCCTCTGGTATGGCGACGGCACGAAGCTGAACCTCTACTACAGGGATGAGGACGGCAAGGTGAGAACCACGAGCGTGTATGAGGTCATCGACGCTTACTCAGAATGCCTCCTTGGCTACTGCATCAGTGACAGCGAGGACTATGAGGCCCAGTATATGAGCTACAGGATGGCCATACAGGTGAGCGGACACAAGCCCTACGAAATCGTGTACGACAACCAGGGAGGCCACAAGAAGCTGGAGAACCAGGAGTTCTTCAAGAAGCTTTGCCACATCCATCGCACCACCACCCCATACAATGGAGCGAGCAAGACGATCGAGAACCTTTTCTACAGGCTACAGAGCCAGGTACTTCACAAGGAATGGAACTTCACGGGGCAGAACATCACCACCAAGAAGGAGACAAGCCGCCCCAACCTGGAGTTCATCGAGGCCAACAAGGACAGCCTTCCAACATACGACGAACTGAAAGCCCTCTACTTGGAGGCGAGGAAGGAATGGAACGAAATGCCACACCCTGCCACTGGTGAAAGGAGAATCGACATGTATGAGAAGAGCATGAACCCAGACACGCCAGCGGTGACACCGAATGACATGGTGGAAATGTTCTGGATTCAATGCGACCGCATGAGCACCTTCACTTCCAGCGGAATCGAGATAACCGTCAAGGGCAAGAAACGAACCTACGAGGTGATGAGTGAACCGGGAGTGCCGGACATTGAATGGAGAAGGAAGCACACCTATCAGAAGTTTGTGGTGAAATATGATCCATACGACTTCACAAGCATCCGACTCTACTGGAAGGATAAGGCTGGAGAACTGAGATTCGAGCGAGTGGCGGAACCTTACCTCGTTATCCATCGAGCCAAGCAGGAACAGACCAAGGAAGAGGCACTCTTCATCAGGCAGCAGCGTGAGGCAACCGAACAGAGCCGTGTTGAGAGACAGGTGGAGGCTAGGAAGCTGGAGTTTGACGAAGGTGTTGCACCTGAGCAGCATGGCTTGCGCACTCCTGACCTGAAGGGAATGAGCAAGGAAATGCAGAGACAGATAGACCGACGTGTACGCAAGTACAGAGGCCAGCCGGAAGAGTTGAGCATCGGCAAGGTTACCAAGAAGATAAGCAACATGGACTGGAGCCAGGAGTGCAAGTTTATGGAGTTTGACGATGTGAAGACCCTGGGAAAGACATAACAAACATTTTAAAATAAAGAAAGGAACTGAATCATGGAGTTAACAAACAATGACAAACAACTGATAGCGAACAGACTGAGATTGTATGTTGCCAAGTTCGCAAGCCAGAACAAGGCCGTGGCAAGCATGAAGGGCACGAGTGCCGGAACCGTGAGCAACATCCTCAACGGCAAGTGGGACAACATCAGCGAGGACATGTGGCGCAAGGTGAGTGACCAGGTGGGACTGGTGAACGGCAGCGAGAAGGACTGGCAGGTGGTGGAGACACACGCCTTTCACGAGATTACCATCGCCCTGAAGGATGCACAGACCTTCAAGAACGTGACCTGGGTTGTGGGTGAAGCCGGATGCGGCAAGACCACCACGGCAAGAATCTTCGGTGAAGAGAACCGTGAGGTATATTACATCCTCTGTTCTGAAGACCTGCACAAGGGTGACTTCGTAAGAGAGATAGCCCACAAGATGGGTATCAGAACCGACGGGTTCACGGTGAGAGAGCTTTGGATTACCATCCAGAACGAGCTGATCAAGATGGATGCTCCACTGCTGGTGTTTGATGAAGCGGACAAACTCATAGAGAGTGTCTTCCAGTACTTCATCAGCCTCTACAACAAGATTGAGGACAAATGTGGCGTGGTGTTCCTCTCCACTGACTACATCAAGACACGCATTGACCGTGGCCTTAGATGCAAGAAACGTGGCTACAAGGAGTTCTACAGTCGCATTGGCAGAAAGTACTTCGAGCTGGATGATACCACGCCACACGATGTTTATGCCATCTGTGTGGCCAACGGACTGACCGACGAGAAGGACATCAACGAGGTGATTGCAGAATCGAACTCCTGTGAGTACGACTTGCGAAGAGTGAAGAAGAGCATTCATAGAATCAAGAGAATTAAAGCTATCAGAAAATGACAAGAGCATTGACGGTGAAGGAAGTGTTGAAGCAGAAGAAGAAAACATTTGCCTTCAAGGGAAAATGGAAGGATGCCTTCGGTGAACCGGAACGTACAGGAGTCTGGTTCATCTGGGGCAAGAGTGGAAACGGAAAGACAAGCTTTGTGATGCAGCTCTGCAAGCAGCTCTGTGAGTTTGACCGTGTGGCATACAACAGCCTGGAGGAAGGTGACTCGCTGACCATGCAGAACACCTTGAAGCGATATGGCATGAACGAGGTGAACAAATCGTTCTACCTGCTGAACGGTGAGAACATGAGGGAGCTGAGTGACCGACTGGATAAGCGCAAGAGCGTGAACATCGTGGTGATAGATTCCTTCCAGTACACACAGATGAACTACAAGGAGTATATCCGTTTCAAGGAGGCTCACAAGGACAAACTCATCATCTTCATCAGTCATGCTGCCGGAACCGCCCCACGAGGCAGTGCAGCTCAGAGCGTGATGTATGATGCCACCCTGAAGATATGGGTGGAGGGTTTCAAGGCTTTCTCAAAAGGTCGCTTCATCGGAGAGAAGGGTAACTATACCATCTGGGAGGAAGGAGCCAACAAATATTGGGGTGAGGAATAAAAAGGAATGGAAAAGGAATGGAAAAGGAATATAAAGAAGGCGATACCATCTATATCCTGATGGAAGCTATCATAGCAAGCACCCTGATGGATGATTGGGTAAACCATAACTACAGCTGTGACATGCTCGTTCACCGTTCGAAGAAGCATCCAGGGTGCATTGTCGTCGAGACAAAGAACCTCTTGTGGGCGAACAGAATCATCAAGTGGTATCAATACAAGGAAGTAACTTATCAAACCAAGTGATTATGGAGGAAGTTATCAACAAGATCATGGAGTTCATCAAGAAGAATACTGAGGACTTCACCTATATGGACCAGCAGCTGATTTATGATGATCTGGCCGGCAAGCTGTCAGATATGTCGGTTGATGCGTTGAAAAGCGAGTATATAAACAATAATTTAATGGAAACTGAAAATGAGTAGAGTTAGAAGAATGATTGAGTTGAAGCCAGACATGAATGGCGAGACTCGTGAGACATTGGTGAGTGTGGGTCATCGCTGTGAGTTCTGCCAGGGCAACGGCTGGTACTGGGGAGCGGATGACATGGGGCAAGGTATCAAGGTTACCTGCCCGAAGTGTAAAGGCAAGGGTGAACTTGATGCAGTCATCAACATTACCTGGAAGCCAACCTGTAAAGATTAGAGTTTATGGAACAGCAGGTGACTAATTTCGCACGGTTCTACTCCATCTTGAAGCGTGTACCGAAAATCGGTGACGATGAGTTCTTCAAGAAAGAAATGGTTTACATAGCCACCGGAGGCAGAACAGAGAGTTTGAAGGAAATCACACGAAAAGAGTATGATGACCTTTGCAACCTCCTGGAGAAGCGTTTCCCTGAAAAGAGAGACATCTATGTGGAGCAGCGCAGAAAGAAGCGCAGTTCCTGCCTGAAGCTCTTGCAGAAGATTGGGGTTGATACTACCAGCTGGCCAGCCATCAATGACTACTGCAAGAGTCCGAAGATAGCGGGTAAGGTGTTTGCAGAACTTGACATCGAGGAATTGCAGCAGCTATCCAAGAAACTGAGAATGATTCTTAAAAAGAAAGAAGAATAACTATTAATTTTTATAAGATTATGAATACAGAAGAATTTTTGAACGGCCTCAGTGCCGAGCAGCAGGAGGAACTGCTGAAGAAGTTGGCTGCCAAGAAGCAGCAGAGTGAACTTGACAAGCGCAATGCCTATGAGGGCATCCGTGACAACTTTGCCAAGAGCGTGAAAGACAAGGTGGTGGAACTCTCATTGAGAGTGAAGGATTTCCGTGACTGGCTCGACAAGGAGGGTGAAGGCTTCAAGGAGGTGATGGCCGAGTACGGCAAGCTTCGCAACAAGGACCAGCGTGGATACACCCTCGTGGTGGGTGACTTCAAGTTTGAGGTGAAGAGCCAGGATGTGAAAGGATTCGACGAGCGTGCCGAGCTGGCAGCCCAGAGACTGATGGATTTCCTTGGTGCTTACATCGAGAAGAGCGAGAAGGGCAAGGATGATCCGATGTACCAGCTCTGCATGAACCTGCTTGAGCGCAACCGCAATGGTAAGCTCAACTATACGAGCATCAGCAAGCTCTATCAGCTGGAAGGCAAGTTCAACGATGAGGAATACACCAGCATCATGAACCTGTTCCGTGAGAGCAACGTAGCCAAGGAGACGGTGGTAAGCTATTACTTCAGCATCCGTGGTGAAGATGGCGTTTGGCGCAAGATTGAACCATCTTTCTGCCGCTTGTAGCAGAAGTGTTTGATTATTAAACTGAAAATGAGGCATCCTGAAAAGAATGCCTCTTTTTTTATGCCCATATTTGGAATATTTTTGTTATTTTTGCAGCCATGGCAAAGGGAAGAGACAAAGAACTGGTCAATACCAGGAACATCCGTATTTATGAGCGTTACTATTTCTGGACTGAGGTGAAGAGGCTTCGCTTCGATGACGCTTTGAAGAGATTGAGCACTGAAGAGTTCTTTCTCTCGGAAAGTCGTATCATGCAGATTATACGGGATATGATCCAGGCAGGTGTAACCGTGGATGGAAAGCGAATAGAAAAGCCTCTGTTCACTGGCTTCAAGCTGAAGCCACGTTCTAAAGCTTCTTCACAGAAACCGTCACCTTACGAGGAGGGGCAACTGTTTGGGTGTCCTTGATGATGTCGGTGGCAGAAATGGAATATACCATTTCATAAACCTTGATACCATGGTTGAAGGTGTAGAACTTGGAAGTCTCCCTCACCAGCATGCCATCCTCCTTCGGGCGATAGCCCTGCAAGAGGCGGTGAAGTTCCTCCACCATGGCAGCCCTCTGCCTGATAGCCTCCATGGTTCCACTTCCATAGTGGGTATCATCATAGCAGTCGATGATGAGCTGGACGTTCACCTTGACGGTTCCCTTCTGGCTTTTTCCTTCCAGGTTGCTCCATGATGCCTCCTGTAGGTCGATGAGCACAGCCGGATAGGTCAAGGGGTACATGTCGGCCTCGCTCTGGTCGATGTTCTCCAGCTGACCGTAGTTTTCATCAACGAGGGAAAGGCTAGGCATTCCCTCCTTGACATGATCAATGATTTGATAAAGAAATAATTCCATCTTTTATTTTCTCCAATGATTCGTTAATAGTTTTGTTAACTTTCACTTGCAGCTCCCTGGAATCTCCCATGAACTGACGCTGTGGAATGTGCGCCTTCACCGTGATTCTTGTTTTCCGTGTGAGGGCAAGGCACTTCCACAAGCGTGCCTCTTCCGGGAGTTCCTTGGGGAGCGATTCTTTCCCGTTGATGCCAGCAAGCGAGTAAACCATGTGCCAGGCATAGCGTCTCATCTTGGGTGATACGGTTGGGTGCGTGGTGATGTCTCCACCATCATTGTGGATGGAGGCGTATGGGACAGGGTTCTCTATGGTGACCTCTCCGACACCGGGGGTGCTCTGGATGGAACTCATCAGATGGTTTCTCCTGGAAGTAAGCGGTCCATACTTGGCATCGGGACCACCCTGCTTCTGTCTGAGGGTTCTTTTCCATGGATGCAGCCCATCATCAAGCCAGCCACCATCACGGAAATTCTGCTTGAAATGGTTGACTGCAATCACTCCCACTTTTCGAGGGAGGCGGTCATTCACCTCCCTCATTATGTCATCTTTGGCCTTTTCAACCAGTTTTTCTATGTTTTTTGCATCCATAGGCAAAGTTTTTTATTATTTTTACTTGCATTTCGAGGAAATGTTGTATCTTTGCAACGTGGAGGGAGCGTTTAATCCCATTCGGGACACGTCCTCCATTCCAGCCAGGGTTTTACTCTGGCTTTTTTGTTAATAGGATTTTGTCTTTTCCTACACAATAAATTCGTTTAAATAAGCGATATTGTGAAGTACCTTTCAATCCATTAAACTTTGCAAATCCACGTTCAAAAGTTTCTTCGTCAAAATTGTCATTTGGATAGAATACAACTGCTACATCAGCGTTTGGCTTAGAAGCGCAATGTTTCAATGCTCTTCTGATATTATTATCTGTTCCTGTTTCAGCTGCTGCTATCTCGAAAAGCATATCATCCCAAGTTCCTTCTGTATTTTTATGATTCAAAATAGAATGATCTTCTTTTTCAAGAATGACTTTATGGCCATTTTTGCAAGCCACATTTTGGGTTGTTGTTTCATACCAACCTTTCTTCTTATCTATATTGTGCTCTACATGTGTGGCTTTCAACCCATTACTAACAGGGTCTAATACGACATCTTTATATTGTGGATTTTCTTTGTATGACAAATATTCCTCTTGTCTCTTTTCTTTTTTCTCTGTTGGCAAGTTAGAATCTATCTTTCCACATTCATAGCAATGCTTCTTTTCATTTCTGAAGAAAGTTCCCATCTTGTTTTTGAAGCCTTTGTTGAACGGGCAGGAACCACATCCTTTTGGGAAGTATGGGTGATTGTCGCTGAATGTGTGCCCATCCTTGCCAGGATTGTTCTCCAGTCCTCTCTGTGGCTTGGTCGGTTCCATGTCCTTGGGACGTACCACGGGGGCATCGGTGGCTTCAAGCGAGCACTTGCAGTTCCATCGGTCACCTGGGTGATGCTCATTCCAGAAAGGATCATCCACCGGGAGGGTGAGTTTCATCTTCCAATAGACCCTGTGGTTTCTCTCCGGCTCCTTCGAGGTAGTAGGCATCCATCTGAGGTTTGGAAGGATGTCCTTGTTTCTCTCGAACTCTTTCCAGTCGGCAGCAGCGTGCGCACGGATTACGGCCGTATCATACTCAGTCTTCAGCCAGGAACCCACCTGGTGGGAACTGATGGAGCGCACGTCTTCCACCCATTTGGAGAAAGGTTTCAGCTTGCCGTCGGCATCATAGAGCTTTGCGGCCATCTCCTTGCCCATGGTGTGAACCTTGAAGGCGGCAAACACCTCGTTGGAGTGTCTGAGTGCCCGGTAGAAGTCTTCCTCATGGGTTGGTGGGGTCTTTGCCTTGGCAAGACCTTCCACGGTTCCCTCGTTGATGACACGCAGCACCTCACGCCACATGGCTCCCTCTATTCCGTTTTCGGTATCGAAGCCCCGATAAATGGTTTTCAGGAACTGGGAGAGAATGTCTGCATTGAAGCGGATTGCACCATCCACGTTGTCGAAATGGTGGTGTCCGCACTGGCATTGATGGTCTCCATAATAAAGCGTATCAATCAGAAGTCGGTGTCCGCCCCGATAGCTGGGGCTACTCCGAAAAAACTCTTCAAGCGGTCTTTGAACGGTTTTTTATCAGTGTTCAAAGGCTCTTCTCTATGGGGGTCTTCCCCTGCTCTCTGAAGGCTCTCACGGATGGCCTGCTTCTGTGCCTCGATGCTTTCCTTCTGCTTGTCGTAGTCTTTCGGCTTCTCGATGCCAAATGTTTCATAGAGCCAGTCATCATCCATCGGCAAGCCCATTTCCTTCATGCCTTTCACCACGTTGAGCATCTCCTGGGTGTCCACCTTATCCTTGTGGGCATAGACGAAGTCTCCACCCTCCACATTGAAGCCCAGGCTTGTGAAGATAGGCTTCATGTCGTAGTTCAGAATGTCGAGGAGGAAATTGCGGTCATCCACGTTCATGTCATTCTCTTCCTCCTTGTGTACGGTTCCGAGGGCTTGGGTTCCCGTGTCCTTTGCATCTGTCGTAAGGGTGTTGCCCAGCACACGAATGGAGATCTTGCTGTCCCAATACTCGGCAAAGTTCTGGTAAAGGTCAGAAGAACCAGTCTTGTTTCCAGCCTCGATCAATTTCATCTCACTCTCGTTCGGGTGGATGTATACGGCATTGCTTCCCTGGTTTCTAGCATCGGCAATAATCTTCTTTCGGGCATCCTCATCCCCGGCATCGTAGGTGTACTCACGGATAGGCATGCCGAAAATGTTGCAGAACTTCGCCCAGTCGCTCATGTCTCCACGCTTGTAGAGGACGGCAGGGAGAATCTCTGCAAAGATGCCAAGTCCACGCTCCGTACCTACAAACAGGGTATTGGAGAAGTTCTCGATGTCAACTCCATCCAGATCGCCCTGGTATTTCAGAATCTTATGGAATACCGGGTCGTAGTGCTTGCGGTTGATGAGATCGTAGCGAATATCGCCCTCATCGTCGAGGTAGAACTGAACGAGGGTGAAGCCGTAGAACTGTGACATCACCAGGTCCTTGCACAGCTTCTTGAACCATGGAGAGCGAAGCTGTCGGTTGATGGTATCATCCGGCTTGCCGTCACGCTGGAACTCAATAGGGATTCGGGTTACGCCACGGAGTCGCTTGTCGAGCACACCTGAGAGGTGAAGGTCGAGCTGTGCCGACTCGTACATGTCGAAGAGCTTGACACGATAGGAGAAATCAATGCTCTTGGCGTTTCTTACTGAATCCATGTAGTCCTTCATGTTGAACATGAAAAGTTCAGGCATCTGAAGGAACACGTCTGGTGGGCGGTTTCCTGCAATCTTTCTGAAACCACCCTGTACTATCTTTCTGGAACTGCCATTGCCAGGCTTGCGTCCGAGTCTATTCTTTTGCTTTTTCATTTCTTACCTTATTATATTATAATAATGTGGGTCTGACATCATCTGCCATGATTTGCCATCTTGAGTTATTTGCCACCTCATCATCGGGAAGCTTTGGAGCACCGTCGATTGTGATGTCTCCGTTCATCACTCCCTTGAGCCACTCGATGGCCCGGTCGTATCGGTCCTGCCGTATCTTAGCCAGCTTGTAGGGATTGTGCTGGCAGAAGATGTGATAGACGGTGATGTCGATGGCGAACATGAGGATGAGGGCGTTTCTTTTCTCTCCTTCGGCTGAGAAGATTTTCTCACAGTCGTAGGTCTTGTTGAGATAGCCCTTCATTTCTGCTATAGCCCTATCCTCGCAGATTTCAATGATCTGTGGGTCGTAGGCGGTTGACTCCTTGCGGAGCAGGGAGTCGAGGATTTCACGATGTATGGTGGCATCGTAGTCCGATGTGTTGATGAATTTTGCCATAGTTACATTCTGTATGGGTTGTTATCATTGAGTTCTTCGTATGAGATGGTGACTGTCGGCTCCATCTCCACGACCTTGTTTTCAAGGATGGTGATTCCGCCCTCTATGCAGTCGGGACCGTCGGCATTGTATGGAAGGTGCATCTCGAAGAGCTTGAACTGGTTGATGAGTTCCTGCATGTGTGGGTTGTCACGTTCCTCCTCGTTGAAGATCCAGGCTCCGTTTCTGTCTATCGGCTCCAGGTTCGCCTCAATACGGGTTGCCTTGTCGGTCTTCTTGCGCTCATCGCCCTTGATGTAGAGCTGCCTGTTCCTGGCCTTGCATTCCTCACGCAGCAGGGGCTTGAACACCTGGTTGAAGAAAGGATCCTGGAGCTTGTTGTTCTCCATGTAGCAATACACGTTGGTCTTTCCTCCCACATAGTCCATGATGTCGAAATACCAGCCGATGAAGGTGGCATTGAGTTCACGGGCAAGGAATCCCTTGATGATGTAGTACACGCCCTTGTACTTGCCGATGAGCCACAGAGCCTTGGTGGAACTTGCCTTCTTCCTTGAATCGGAATAGGCAGGGTCACCATAGAGTATGAGGAACTTGAACTTCCTGAGAGGCGGAACCTTGCCGAACGGCAGGTACTTGAAGATGGTTCCCTCGCTCACCGGATTGTTGAAGTACTCTGCCTGTGCGCTCTTAGTGGAGATATTGGAGAGCACGGTGTCTATCTGTTCCTCCGTGTTCTTGGCTGGCCAGGTGGAACGTCCGTTCTTATCACGGATGTTCACGATGTCCCAGTGTCTTGCCTTTTCACCAGCACGCCTGATGCAGCAGTCCTTGGCAATGATGTTGCCACACCAGAGAATCAGGGTCGGTTCTGAGATGGAACGTGTAGGATAAAGCGAAGCCTCGAACCAGTCCCATTTTTTCTTCAACGTTTCCGGGTTGCGGCAATCCTCATCGGTGTCGAAGTCATCCATGTAGATGACATCCGGTCGGATGTCCTCATTACGAGCACCACGTGGAGCGGAACCAGCACCCAGAGCGAAGAACTTGGCTCCACACTTGGCCGTGAACTCTCCATCCGTCCACTGTCCGAGGGTCATCTGTGAACCGTAGAACTGACGGATTCTAGGGTTTGACTCGAAATTGATCTTGTAGGGTGCAAGGAGTCGCTTGGCAGAGTCGATGGTGGCCGATGCCAGGACAAAGAACTTCTTCCGTTTTGTCAGGGCAAGGTACATGCAGATGAACATTGCCACCGTTGACTTGGCAAGCTCACGGCTCCATGACAGGACCTCGTACCATTCATCATGCTCGATGATGCGTCTGATGGCACGTACATGGAAGGGCGCAAACTCATACTTGGCATACTTGGGGAAGAAGTATGTGATCCATACAATCGGGTCTTCCTCCAGTTTCTTTCTCTTCCGGTCGATGTCGCTCTGTGAGAGCCAGTCTTCCACAGGTACATCGGCAGCAAGGGCCTTGTGGTGTTCTTCCCACCTTTTCAAGGCGTTTCTTTCATCTTGTGTCATTTCAGCTGATCTTTAATGAATAAATCCCAGAGTTCATTGTACTCCTTCGCCTTCTCGATGTCGATGCCACGGAGCCAGTTGGTGAACTTGATGCCCACGTTGACGATGTCAGTGATACCAGCATCGTTCTGCAGCTTCTTGATGGCAGACGTAATCTTGACCACGGTGTCCGCCTCCTTGGAGGTGAAGGAACGCTCACCCTCCTTTCGTGCGTTTGCCTGGTTCTGAATCTCGCTTACCTGCCGGATCATTCCGGCAAGGATGTTTTCCGTGGAAATGGTGAACGAGGCACGCAGTTCCTCCCATTTGCCTTCCCTTGCCCATCGGGAAACCGTCTGTCTGGTGGTTCCCACCTTGGCAGCAATCTCTTCCTGGGTGCATCCGCCCTTGAGGTAGAGATCCTTGGCAATATCCTTCTTGTTAATGTTACTTTTTACCATATAAATAGAGTTTTGTACTGCAAAGGTCTGAATAAAATGGCAAAAAAAGAAATCGTCTTTCTAGGGTGGTGTTCATGAACACTACGTTGATGCCCACGGAGTTCACGCTAGAACCGACATTTGCATAAGTCGAAAAAAGTCCCGATATTTGCAGAAAAATTCGAGCATGAAAAAGAAATTTAGCAATATAATAAAAGGTGATGGCAAGACCATCATCATGCTCTATGGAGAAGTCGGAGAAGGATGTTCCGTAGATAGCAGCCGTGTGGTTAGCGAGCTTTTCGCAAATGAGAACCAGGACTGCAAGATCGAGGTGCGCATAAACAGCCAGGGTGGAGATGTTTTCAGCGGCATGGCCATCTACAACGCCCTCCGACAATCCAAGGGCGACATCACCATATATATTGATGGAGTGGCAGCGAGCATCGCTGCAATCATTGCCTTATGTGGAAAGCCTCTCCTTATGAGTCCCTATGCCAAACTTATGCTTCATAACGTGAGCGGTGGCACATACGGCAATGCCTCCGAACTCCGTCAGACAGCGGAGCAGATGGAAAAATTGCAGACCAACCTCGCCACCATGGTTGCCAAACGCCTCGGCATGACGGCAGAGGAGGTTGAGAAGAAATACTTCGATGGGCAGGATCACTGGATTTCCGCAAGCGAGGCTCTTGAGATGAAACTTGTGGATGGCATCTATGAGATGGATGAGGTGGCAGACCCACCGACTACTACAGAAGGTATTTATAACTATTTTAATAACCGGCTTGACTTCAAGCCACAAAACAAAGGAGAAATGGCATTATTAGATGACATCAAGAAGATTCCGACTTTTGAAGACAAGGCGGATTCGAGTGCTATCTTGGCACACATCGTAAATTTGACAAACAAGGCAACCAAGGCTGATGCCCTGTCGAAGACCGTTGAGACCTACAAGGCGGAACTTGACAAGCTGCACAAGGAAAAGGATGAGACCCTCATCAGCAACGCTGTCAAGGCTGGCAAGATTACCCAGGAGCAGGTGGAGACCTTCAAGAACCTCTTGAAGAACGACCGTGAGAACGCCATCAAGCTCATCGACGGCATGAAGGGCCGGGTACAGAACCGTGCGGTTGACTTCATCCATCCTGACCAGCATGGTGCTGGAAGCTTCGCAAACAAGAGCTGGGACGAGATTGACAAGGAGAACAACCTTGGCACTTTGAAGCAGCAGGACTTCACACTCTTCAAGGACCTCTACAAGCAGAAGTTCGGTGTGGACTACATTGAGTAATAACTTTTAATATTTTAAAGAAATGGCATTAAACAGACAAATTTGGATCTCTACCATCGTAGAGAACTTCTTCCCTGATGATTCCTTCATGGCGAAAAGTATTGATGACTCCGATTTCGTGAACGTCAAGACCGTTCACATTCCTAACGCAGGAAAACCTTCGAGTGTCGTCATCAACCGATCTGAGAAGCCAGCGACCATCAAGGAACGAACTGACCAGGAACTCACCTACGACATCGACGAGCTGACAACAGACCCTATCCACCTCTCCGACGTGGACAGCGTGGAACTTTCATACAACAAGCGCAACAGCATCCTTGCCAACGACCGCAAGCAGTTGCAGAAGACGGCTGCCCAGAACCTGCTCTACAAGTGGGCTGGAAGTTTGAAGAACAAGATTTTTACTACTGGTGATGCCCGTGAGGCGCACACTTCAGGTACAGCTACAGGCAACCGCAAGAAGTTTACCAAGGCTGCCGTGATGAAGGCCATGATTCAGTTCAACAAGGACGATGTTCCGGCAGAGAACCGCTTCCTGCTCGTTGACTCCGTCATGTATGCTGACCTGCTCGACGACCTGACCGACAAGGAACTTTCAGCATTCCTCTCCTGTGCCGATGCCTCAAGAGGCGTTCTCGGCAAGCTTTACGGCTTTGAGATCATGCAGCGTTCACAGGTGCTCCGTACAACCGCCAATGGTGGAGCCTTGCTGAAATGGGAGGAAGAAGCAGTAGAAACCGAGCTTGCGGCAGGTCTTGCCTGGCAGCAGGACTGTGTGAGCCGTGCGCTCGGTGAGGTGAAGATGTTCGATGATACAGGCAGCCCGACCTACTATGGTGACATCTATTCATTCCTCGTTCGTGCTGGTGGCTCTCCACGTCGTTACGATGGCAAGGGCATCGCAGTCATCATCGAGAGCAACGCAGCCTAACCGTTAACTCATTAATACAGACTCTATGATTTTACCAAGAGTAAAAATTCAGTTTCTCAATGGCCAGCTGGGAACCGTCGGTGAAAGTGCCGACGGCCTCATGGCCCTCATTTGCGGTGCAGCGGCCGTGGCAAGCACGATGGTGCTCAATACGGCCTATACCATCACGAGCATGGATGACCTCGCAGCTCTTGGCGTTACCTCGGAAAACAACGCAGCCCTCTACAAGCAGGTATCTGAGTTCTATGACGAGGCAGATGCTGGCACAAAGCTCATCCTCTACCCGGTGGCCCCAACAACAACCGTGACTGCCCTCTGTGACTATACACAGACGGATGCAGGATACGCACGTGACCTGATCGCCAAGCAGAACGGCAACCTCAGAGGTATCGGTATCGCCAACCTCAACACAGGTACTAAGGAGGAAAGTGCAGATGGACTTGACCCCGATGTGTTCACTGCCTTACCAAAGGCACAGCAGCTGGCGGAATGGGCAACCACCGACCTCTATGCTCCCCTGTTCTTCATCCTGGAGGGAAGAAACTATGATTCTTCCAAGGAGCTGAAGGACATGACCCAGGAGAAATACGACCGTGTAGGCATCACCATCGGTGACACCGTGGCTTCATCCAAGGGCGCAAGTATCGGAACCTTGCTTGGCCGTATGGCAAGCATCCCTGTGCAGCGCAATATTGGACGGGTGAAGGATGGCTCTCTCGCACCATTGAAGATGTTCGTGGGTGCAAGCAAGGTTGACGAGTCAGAGAGTGCCATCAGGGGCATCTTCGAGAAGGGCTACATCGTACCCCGTAAATATGTAGGCAGAACAGGCTATTTCTATGCAGACGACAACCTGGCATGTGACCCTACTGGTGATTATTCGCACATTGCCACACGCAGGGTGATTGACAAGGCTTACCGCATTGCCTACAACCTGCTGCTTGACATGCTCCTCGATGAGCTTGAAGTCAACGAGGACGGAACCTTGCAGGTAGGCATCGTCAAGAGCTGGCAGCAGACCGTGGAGAACGGCATCAACAAGCAGATGACCGCCAATGGTGAATTGTGTGCATCCTCCGATGGCGAGGGATGCAAGTGTTATATCGACGAGACACAGAATGTGCTCAGTACATCCAATGTTCTCGTAACTCTGAAGGTACGCCCATACGGTTATGCCCGATATGTGGACGTAAATCTGGGCTTTTTGGTAGAAACTAGCAACAGTTAAAGATTATGTTTAATTCAAGAGAATATGAGTGGGCAGACATCTCCGTGGTTCTGGCTGGCCGCCCTGTCACTGGCTTCCGTGCCGTAGAGTACAATCCCAAGCAGGAGAAGGAAGCCGTATATGCCAAGGGCAACAAGCCGCACGGCATCCAGCGAGGCAACAAGTCGTATGAGGGTTCCATCACCTTGCTCCAAAGCGAGTACGAGTCGTTGAAACAGGCTTGTGGTGGAGACATTCTTGACGCTTCGTTCGACATCGTGGTAGCCTACGGCAATGCCTCCAAGGGTGATGCCATCGTGACGGACATCCTCGTGGGTGCGGAATTTACAGAAGACAAGACCGCATGGAAGCAGGGAGACAAATTCCAGGAGAAGGTGCTTCCTTTTATCTTCCTCGACAAGAAGGGCGCATAGCGTTTGAACACCATTCAAATAACATTTAAAACCGATTTGAAAATGAAAGTAGATAAGCAGAAAGTGGAAGACTGGAAGAAGCAGCATGGCGAAATCTTCCAGATTGAGACAGGCGGAAAGTCGTGCATCATCCGTAAGCCGACACGCAAGGATCTCAGTTACGTGAGCGTGGTGAAAGACCCGATCAAGATGCAGGAAGCCCTGCTCAAGCAGTTGTGGCTCGATGGTGATGAGGAAATCCTTACCGATGATGACCTCTTCTTTGCCGCATGCTCCCAGCTTGAGGAAGTTCTGAAGGTGAAGGAGGCAGAGATAAAAAAACTCTAGAGGATGCAGGTATAGAGGATGTCGATGCAAGCAGCATCTTGTATATAGATACCTTGCTGAGATATAATCTATGTCTGGATCCCGACACGCTTCCCGATGAACAGTGGGCGTGGACTATCAGATATTTGAAGGATATAAAAACAGCAGAGAACAGGACTGATGGCTAAAAGTGTATTACAGTTTCTTATCAAGCTACAGGCAAGCGAGGGCAACGTAATGAGCGTTGCAAGGCGCACGTCTGAACAGCTTGACAGCATATCCCGAAAGGCTACATCCGTAAGGACACGCCTTCAGGAAGCCTTCTCGTTCTCCAACTTCAAGAACTCCCTGATGTCTCTGCCCGGCATGGACTTTCTGATGAATCCCTATACCATCATCGGTGCTGGCATCGGTGCAATCACGGCATTGGGGTCACAGGCAGAGAAGACAAGTGTTGCCTTCCGTGTACTGGTGGGTGATGAGCGCAAGGCAGGGGAACTGCTACAACAGATCAACGGATTCGCAGCAGCCACCCCATTCTCCAATCTCCACCTGGAGGGTGCAGCACAGATGCTTCTGAACTTTGGCGTGGCTGGTGATGATGTCATGAAGCGACTCCAGCAGCTGGGAGACATTTCCATGGGCGACTCAGAGAAACTCAACTCCCTGGCACTTGTGTTCGGACAGGTCAGTGCTGCCGGAAAAATGTCGGGTCAGGACCTGTTGCAGTTCATCAATGCAGGATTCAACCCATTGAAGGAACTCCAGAACATGACGGGCAAGTCCTACCAGGAACTGCAAGACATGATGAGCAAGGGAAAGATTGGTGTGGATGCCGTATCTGCTGCCTTGCAGCATGCAACAGGTGTTGGAGGTATGTTCCATGGCATGATGGAGGAACAGAGCAAGACCGTTGCTGGAAAATGGAGCACGGCTATCGGCTTGGTTCAGCAGCGGGCCGTGGAGGTGTATGACAAGATACAGCCGTTCATCCTGCAAGCCATCGACCTGTTTCAGGATGTATCGGGAAGTGTCCTTGATGTCGTTGACTCCATTGCTTTGTGGGCAACCGACTTGCAGCCAGTATGGGATGGCTTCGCCCTCATCTTCAATATTGCAGGAAGACTGTTCGGATGGCTTGCGGATGCTGTATCTGGAACCATCGGATTCTTCTTCAGATGGAGAGCCGAAATAGGATATGTGGCATCTGTCATTGGCGTTGCCACCATTGCCTTCAACCTTCACAACATAGCCATGACTGCCTACGGTGCAATCATCACGGTGGTGAGTGGAGCCACCAGGGTGTGGGCAGGTGTACAATGGTTGCTGAATGCTGCCATGAATGCCAATCCTATAGGACTAATCATTACCGGCATCGCTGCCCTCACAGCTGGCATCGTGTACTGTTGGAACAGATTTGCCGGGTTCCGTGCCTTCATCCTCACCATGTGGGACACCATGAAGGGCTTTGGCTCCATCATCAAGAACTACGTGACGGATAGAATCAAAGATTTGCTCAGTGGTGTTGGAGAACTGGGCAAGGCTCTGGGAGAACTCTTCAGCGGAAACTTCGAGGCAGCCTGGAATCATGCCGTTTCGGGAGCCAAGAAAATCAGTGGAGTCAATGCTGCCGCCAATGCCGTGGGTAATACGAGGACTCTTGCAAATGGAATCAGAAACAACTATCAGCGGCATTCAAGGGAAGAAGGCAGAAAAGGCTCGACCCTATACCCTCATGAAACAGCTCAAGCACCACGCCGTAGCATTGCCAAACCGGGGCTGAAGGGAAGCACGCAAGACGTGATGTTCGGCTCTGGTGGTGGTGGCAAGGCTGGCAGTGGCAGTAAAGGCGGACGTGGTGGCAAGTCCACAGCCGATGCTCTGGCCACAGGCGGTTCCCGAAGTTCTAACATCCACATCACCATAGGAAAGTTCTTCGACAACATTCAAGTGACAATGAACGACAAGACGGATACAGCGGAGCTGGAGCGTGTCGTGCTCCAGTGCATGAACCGGGCCTTGTCAATAGCAACAAGTACAGACCGATGAGCACAACGAACAGATTCATATTACAGAACTTGGCCTTGCGAGCCATGGGACTCACCAAGATTCCACCATACTGGCTGTTCCGTGAGAACAACTTCCATGGTGTGAACCTTGGCTACCTGTCAGCGGCAAAGACCATTCCGGAGAGTTCCGGATTCGATGTTGACAAGATGACCGATGAGGAACTTGCCGACGTGGTACGTACCAATGCAAGGGGAATCCCCATGGTGCTGCCTCTCCGCTTTCAGCTGGAGGAGTCTGGTGCGAGGGAATGGCTTTTCCCTACGGAACCGATGATCAGTCTGAACGGTCAGAACATTCTCACCAGGCGACATGTGTCGAAGGGAACCATCAAGGGAAGCATCAAGGAGCGGTGGACGCAGGATGACTACAGCGTGAGGATTGAGGGAATCCTTTTGGGTGAGGATGGCCAATATCCCGAAGCTGATGTGGCAAAACTTAGAAGTTTCTGTGAAGCTGGTCATGTGAAGGTGCTCAATCCATTGCTGGAAATCTTCGGAATCAGCCAGCTTGCCATCGAGAGTTGGGACATCCCGTTCACATCGGGAACGGCAAATCAGAACTATACCATCCAGGCATACAGTGACGACATCTATAAGTTGCTCCTGAGCCGTGATGACTTAAACGCATGATGATATGTACACAATGGCTTTTGACATAAGAATCGGCAAATACAAGCTTTGCATGATAGACAAGGTGGAAATCCACCGGAGCGTGGAACTCCTGGCAGACACGGCAGTCATCACTCTCCCTGCATCCGAATACAACAAGGCTCTCCAGATAGAGGATAAACTTCACCGTGGTGACAAGGTGATCATTACCCTAGGTTACAAGGAGCCGGGACTTGAAACGGAGTTCGAGGGATGGCTTCAGCGCATATCGACCGACGGAGGAAATATCAAGCTGCATTGCGAAGATGACCTCTTTCTGTTCCGAAAGGACATCGGAAACGAGGTTCTGATGAAGGTTTCCCTCAAGGATCTTCTCTCAAAGGTGGTAACCGGATGTGGATTGTCATTCAAGGTGGAGTGCTCCTACTCCTGGACATACAACAAGTTTGTCATCAACAATGCCACTGGCTATGATGTGTTGAAAAAGGTGCAGGAGGAATGTGGGGCGGACATCTATCTACAGGACGAGACCCTGCACATTCATCCTCCAGGCGAGAAGATGGGAGTGGAATGCTTCTATGACTTCGCCCTGAACGTGGAGGAAGACAACCTCACCTATCATCGGGCAGAAGACAAGAAGATACAGGTCATCGTGAAGGCTCTGATGCCAGACGGAACCGTCAAGGAGATTGAGACAGGCTCAACCGGAGGAGACAGGATTGAAATCAAGTGTGCCACCAACGACGAGGCATCCATGAAGGCTCGTGGTGAACTGGAGGTGAAGCGCAGAAGCTTTGATGGCTATGAGGGAAGCATCACGGGATGGCTCATCCCGGTATGCAGACCGTCAGACAGCGTGACTCTACATGATGCGGACTATCCCTACAAGGATGGAACTTACTTCGTGACGGCCGTGACAACGGAGTTCTCAAAAGAAGGTGGCAAGAGAAAAGTTAATTTGGGATTCAGACTCAGTTAGGATATGGATGATTACAGACAGTTGCAGGAACATTTGAGAAATGTGGCAGGTGGAAGAAAGACCATCTCCATCTATCAGGGAATCGTGAAGTCGGTTGACGGCAACCTCTGTGAGGTGACCGTGGGAAACATCAACATCCCTGGAGTAAGACTCAAAGCATCAGAACTTGCCGATGACGGACTGATGCTCATCACCCCAAAGGTGGGGAGTGCCGTGACTATAGGCAGTTTGTCCGGAGACCTTACGGAACTAGTCGTTCTACAGGTGGACCACATCGAAACCATCGTCATCAATGGCGGCAAGCTGGGAGGACTCATCAATATTGGACAGCTGACCGATAAAATCAACGAGCTTGTGGAATCCTTCAACAGCCACACCCATCAGGTAACCGTGAGCCATCCCGGTGGAACCTTCACTACAGTTAAACCAATGGAATCCGCAAAGACGTTCGACAAGGGCGACTATGAGGATGTTAAAATAAAGCATTGACATGGAAGGAATACAACTTGAATACAACAAGGATTCTCCTATATTGGAGCCAATCGTGAAGCATGGAAGCCTGTTCGTGGGTGATGTGCTCAGACAGAACCAGGCACTGGTGCTTTCCCTCCATAAGGGTGAGCTGAAGGAGAATCCATCCGTGGGAGTCGGTATCAGCGACATGCTGCTTGACAATGATCCCATCTACTGGAGGACCCTGATCAAGGAACAGCTGGAGATGGACGGACAGACCGTTGACAAGGTGACAATCACCATGACAGGCATTAAGATTGAAGCAAAATATTAAAATGAACATAACAATGATCTTAGAACATTTCTTGAATAAATTGACGGTGGTGTTCTCCACCGTATGGGGATGGTGTTTGTGCCTTCTCCTGATAATCGCCAATTTCTTTGCAGGATATGAGATTATGGTGGGGTTCACCGTCGGGGCGGTTGTGATGGATGCCTTCTGGGGCATTCTCTCCAGCTTGAAGCAGAAACGCTTCACCAGAAGTGAACTAGCCAGGGACTCATTCAGCAAGCTGGCAGTATATGGGTCCGTGATTCTGATTTTTATCTTTATCGACAAACTCATCGGTGTGAGCAACGGACTCACCACAAGCGTAATCTGCATCTGCATCATCCTCGTGGAGCTTTTCAGTTCAGCAGCAAGCATGCTGATCTGTTTCCCGAACATGCCGTTCCTCAAGCTGCTGAAGAAGGCTCTTGTGGGTGAGATCGCAAGTAAAATGAATATTAAAACTGAGGACGTAGAAAAAGCCCTCGAAGCATTAAATAAAAAATGAGAGAAATCAAGTACATCGCAATTCATTGCACGGCAAGTAAACAATCTACGACCGTGAAGGAGCTGGAACTTCATTTCAGACGGATAGGTTGGAAAAAGCCCGGCTATCATTATGTAATTCTTCCCGATGGAACCATCCATCAGATGCTCAGTGTCGAGAAGGTCAGCAATGGAGTGAAAGGCTGGAACTCAAAGCTCATCAACATCGCCTACATCGGTGGTATCGACGAGAAGGGAAAGCCTGTTGACAACCGAACAGAGGCACAGAAGAAATCTCTGGTGAGTCTGCTGAAGCTCTTGCGCAAGTCATATCCTGATGCCATTATCCAGGGACACCGTGATTTCAGTCCGGACTTGAATCATGACGGCAAGATTACTTCCAACGAATGGGTCAAGGTTTGCCCTTGCTTCTATGCCAAGGAAGAGTACAAGGACATCTAAATTATAACGATATGAAGCATTACATTTATTTACTCCTGGCAGTGATCATGTTTGCTGCCTGTGGTTCCAGCAAGCGGATGGATTCATCCCAGAAGCTGGTGGTGAAGGACTCCGTGAATATCCGTGACTCCATTGTCTTCAAGGATTCCGTAATGATCCGGTATGAGTACAACCTGATTGATTCGGTTAAGGTAAGGGATTCCCTGGTGCTGGTTCTTGACAGCCAGGGCAACATTCTGAGCAAGGAACGGTATCGGGACACGGAACGCAACCAGAAATCAAATAAGAATGAATCCACAAACCAGAAACAGTATGAATCCAAGAAGTTGGAGGCTGACAGACGGCATGACATGGATAAAAACATTCAGAAAGAGGTAGTAGAGCCTCCGTCCCATAAATGGGGAATATATGTTTTCACCGGGTTGTTCATCTGTTTTATCCTGTTTATCACCTGGTATTTTCGTGTGGGATATAAAAAATAAATAGATATGAAGACAAAGGTTAAGGACGGACAGACGATGGCAGACATCGCCATCCAGGAGTTTGGATCATGGGAGGCTATGGTGGCCATCGCCCAGAAAAACGGAATCAGTATAACTGAGATTCCGGAACCGGGGACAGAACTCACTCTGCCTGAAGGAACATGGAATCGGGTTATGCAGAACTTCTGCAAGAACAATGACGTATCTCCTGCTACTGCCAGGGACAACGGCAATGTCCGTCTGAGAATCTTTGGCGAGGAATTTACTCAAGAGTTTAAGTAACATGGCAAGAACTGTAGCAGAAATCAAAAAGACAATGACGGATGCTTTCATGGCTGATGCCACCATCCGTGAGAAATATGGGCTGAAGGAAGGCAGTACATGGAACGGCAGCTTCTCATCTGTGAGTTTGGAGAACATCATCTTCTTCATCGTAGCAGCTTGCTGCCATGTGCTTGAATCCATCTTCGAGCTATATATAAAAGATGTGGATGAAAAGATCTCCATGGCCGTGGTAGCCTCCGTGCCCTGGTACTACAAGATGGCAAAGGCTTTCCAGTATGGTGACCAGCTCGTATTGAACGAGACCACCCAGCAGTATGGGTACGCTATCATCGACGAAAGCAAGCAGGTTGTGAAGTATGCTGCCGTGAGAGACCGTGGCACAAGTGTTCAGATTCTCGTGAGCGGTGACAAGAACGGAATGCCTGTAGCCCTTTCAAACGATGTTTTAACGGTGTTCAAACAGTATATGAACAGGGTTAAGGTGGCAGGGGTTATTCTGGGAATCACTAGCAAAAGAGGTGATTATCTAAGCATCGAGGCCAATATCAGTGTTGACCCTCTTGTGATAGACGAAGAAGGGTACAGACTTTCAGATGGAACCAAGCCTGTAGAATCAGCCATTGAGGAGCATCTGAAGAATATTAAGTATGGAGGCACATTCAATAAGACCAAACTGGTGAATGCCATCCTTGCTGTCGATGGTGTTGAAGATGTAGAACTTGGTACATGCTCGTATCAAATAGAAGGTAGCCTGGAATGGCATAATGTGTCAGGCAACAATTACATCGGAGAGAGTGGCAGCTATATTCCTTATTTTCTTTCAGATTCATTGACTTATGTGGTATAAAATTGATTTGGTGAAATTGGTGGCTATCTTGACACCTCCTATTTTGAGAAGCAAGTTCCTGCTTGCATTCCTGTGTGTATTGATTTTGCCTTTGCGCTATATCTATGAACTTTTCACAAGTCACAGAGGGAAAACGGATGACAGATTGAACATTACTTCTAATGTGGCAAAATTGGAAAAGGCATTGAATCAGATATTCTACTTGACGGAAGGACAAATTTACATAACTACTCCTGATGATGCCAACAGGAATAAGTATCTGCATTTCGGCAGGGAATCACAGCCTCCGTTCTCCATGTATTTGGCATCTGAAAATGGGAAGGCATATCTGGTACATGAATACGAAGTATCGGCTCCTATAAACTTCATTGTTATGGTTCCAACTTTCTTATGTACCTCATTGGAAAGCAAAGATGCTGATAAATATGGATGGAAACATCTCAATTCCATCCGTAACTTATTGAATATTTATAAACCAGCTGGAAGAACTTTCAGTATAAATTTGTACGATTATGAATAGACTCATTTTTAGTGAAGGCGGCCAGCCTGTTTTTCTTGAAGATCTGAAGATGCTTCAGGACAATATGGTTGATTTGGTTATGTCTTTATTTCCAATAACAGATGGAGAAACACAAGGTTCTGGTTGTGATGATGATGAAATTAAGGATGTAAGGAATCTTCCCATATATTCGACACCGAGACACCTTAATGGCAATGCTGACACAAACTCGGAAACCGTGCAAGCTCATAAGCTCATTACCAAAAATGGAGTTTATGATGTTCCTCAAACAACAATCGGAGAAACTGAAACGGACACTGGACTAGGCTACATCATAGATTGTTATTATGTCTTACACGAAGAAATCCTTGAAAAAAGAGAATTTGAAGATGGCGTGACTCGTCCCGTAGTGAAAAGCTATACGGCAGAGATTGTTGGACACAAGCCAACATCTGGAACCTATTATGCTGTGAAGGATGTTCCTGCCTTGGATTCCTTGCAGGTCGTTCTTGCTTCAAAATATAATGACTATTTAAAGGTAAAGTAGCATGAAGACGATTTATGAACTACAGCAGGAAGCTATCCGCCTTCGTCAGGTGAAAGAGGTGGATAGCATTAGTCCTGAAGAAACATTCGGTCTTCATGCAGATACCCTGGCGTATCTTGCAGATATGGAGCAGAATGCAGAAGGACTTGGAATCCACAAGGTCTATAAGAGCTTTGCTGCCATGAATGCAGACAGCTCTGCTCCTGTAGGTACAAATGGCAAGCCTCTTCGCTTTGGTCAGCTGGTTGCCATCTATGACAAGGACAATCAGTCTCAGACAGAAAACGGCAACATCTATGCCTTCCAGAAAGGAGCAGAGGCAGGATGGCTTCTGATGGGTAACCTCAACAGCATTGGGGAAATTTCCTCCAAAATTGCGGCTATCAAAAGCGACATTGCAGGGTTGAAGGACAAGGACCAGGAACATGATGAAGCCTTGGCAAAGAAGGCGAATGCCGAGGAGGTCAATAATTCCATTCAGGAACTAGACAAGAAGCTGAACAGAAACCTTCTTGCCATCGAGTTTGACGATGAAACTGGCGATCTCAATGCCATCATCGGGCAAGACTCTACTATCAGCTCTGTATCAACAGATGAGGATGGAAATGTAATCATTGAACAAGAAATCATTTAAAAATAACATATATGGGCACAACAAAATTAAACATCGGTAAGATCCCGATTTCAAAGGGAGAGTACCAGGAAGGTACTACTTACCAGCGATTGAACCAGGTGACCATGCTTGGATCAACGTACCAGAGCAAGATTGACGACAATACGTCTGCTCCTGCCCAGATGGGAGCAGACGGAGCCGTTGAAAACATCAACACGGACAAGTGGCTCTGCATTGCGGTTGGAAACGTTTCAGCCGCAAAGAAAGTCGTGTACAATAACGAGACCAGCGGCCTGGAGGCCGGAAACGTGCAGGAAGCCATTGACGAAGTGGGTTCCAAACTCAGCGACTTATCTAGCGTAGTAGACAAGGCTTCCATTAAGGATGAGGAAGGAACTGTAGTAGAAACTCCTTTTCGCTACATTCAGAATGAAGAGTTCATCTTTGCTAAGGTTGATGCAGAAGACAAACTTCTCTTCGGTATTCAGTGGGATGGCACTCCTAAGTTTGGCAAGACAAGTGCAGTAGAGGATAGATTGCAGTCACAAGTAAATCTCTTGGCTGATAAGATTACCACTATCTTGGGTGATGATGATACTACCAATATCATTGATACCATGAATGAGTTGAAGATGTTCTTTGCAGATGTTGAGAATACGCAGACCCTTACTTCCATCTTGGCTAATCTTGATAATGTTGCAAAGAACCTTGATAAGACAACTATTAAGGATGAGGAAGGAAATGTTCAAGATACTCCATTCAAGGTAATCGAGAATGATGAGTTTATCCATGCAGTAATAGATTCTGAGGGTAGACTTCTCTTTGGAATCTACAGAGACTCTGGTAAGCCATATTTCCCTCAGAATGATATGTATCACATTTCTCAAAGCGAAGAGTTTCTTTGGGTTATTCTTGATGCTGCTAATCATCCTCTTCTTGGTATTCAGCAAGATGGTACTTGTTGGGCAGCCAAGGCTCAGTGGCTTGATGATATTAAGGCTATCAAGGAAGCTCTTTCAAGTATTGGTGAAGCCCTCAAAACCTTCCAGCCAAAGGAAGATGGTAAGGGATTGATAAATCTTGATGTTGCTGACAGCTTCTTCTATATCTCTAATGATGAGTATATCATCGCAGTAGTAGATGCAGAAAACAGAATCCTTGCAGGAATCAAGTATGATGCACAGCCATACTTCCCTAATCACGAAATGTACTCTGTAATAACCAATGAGGAATGGATATATGCTATTATTGATGCAGATAACAAGGTTCTTTGTGGTTTCCGTGCTGATGATGGTCACATGGTTGTTGGTGGTATTGACATTAGTACTTTTATCACCAATGCCATTATTGATATAGCAGACATCAAAGAACGTACTAATCATCTTTCTACAATAGAGAATGATGAATATCTTTCTGTTGAGACTGATGCTGAAGGTAAGGTGCTTGGATATATTGCTCCTGATGGTAGCCATTATCTCTATAAGGTAAAGTCTGAGACTATCCCAACAGAGTTTGAACATATTGAAGACCCTGAGGGAAGAACTGAGATTACAACAGATGCAGATAATAAGGTGCTTGGATATAGAGATTCAGAAGGTACTCGACATGAGCACAAGATTTCTGCTAAACATATAGAATTATCTGATGAAGCAGCCAAAGAGGTCAATGACGCATTCAAGTCTGCTGGTATCAAGATGGAGAATCCATCAGATTTCAGCAAGGATAGCTATATAGAATTGCCTATCCCTCGTATTGCTGCACAAGTAAGACTCTATGCACCAAATTTGCCTACAACAAAGCAGGATGATATTGAAGCTGAAATAGAGTACAATGACAAGGATGGAAACTATTTCCGTAAGCCAGTAATCTTGAATGCACAAGGCAGTTCATCTATGGCTTACTATGTAAAGAATATGGCTATAGATATTTCTGATGGTAGTGAAATTAAGTTTGGTGATTTCCCAACACAAGATAGTTTCCACTTGAAGAAATACTATATTGATGCTTTCAGAGGTCAGTGCATCGTTGGCTATTGGCTGATGGAGCAGGTTTATAAGTCTCGTCCTCTTGGACAACAATATCCTTATGAATATAGTTATTTAAATGAGAGTACTACAGATGGTCTTGGTGATGTTAAGAAGGATTTTTTCACTGGAGCAAAGTGCCATCCTGATGGTTTCCCTATTGTAATTATTTGGGTAAATAGCAATACCAATGAAGAAACTTGGATGGGTGTATACACTTGGAACTTAAAAAAGTCAAAGGAGGTATATAATTGTAACAAGAAAAAAGCGGAAAACATAATCCTTGATGGGGTAATTAACTCTTCTACTATTTTTGGAGGGTCAGTAAATTGGTCTGCTTTTGAGATACGTAACCCTAAGTCACTCATTGATATAGATGGAAATAAGTATGATGGTGACAATCCGAAAGAACTTTCAGAGACTGATAAAAATAGCAAGAAGGTTAAGGATTTTCTCACTCGTCTCTCTGGCGTTGTAGCAGCATTGAGGGCGAGCAACACAAAGGAAACTTTCGAGCAGTATTTCTTACCACAGGCATTCATTGATTATTATCTTGTCAGTCAAGTTCTATTTAACCATGATGGATTTGGAAAGAATTGGATATGGGTAACTTATGATGGCTTGCATTGGACCCCAACACTATATGATGTGGACTCTATATTCGGTATGTATTGGAATGGAATTTATGTGATTCCTAATAGCGATAATTCCACAATATTAGGTATTCCTCAATGTCTTGGTTTGGATAAGTTATATAGTGATGAAATTTCTAAAAGATATAAAGAATTGAGGGATAAAGGAATTTTTAGTGTTGATAATATCGTTAAACTTTTGAATAGTTGGATAAATAAAATTGGATATTCCAATATAGAAAAGGAGTTTGAAGTGTATTCGCAAACACCATCTTACAGAGATAGTCACATATCCAAAAATTGGAAATTGTTAGAATATAGTACAAGTCTAAATGATTATGATAGTTCTAGGACTTATAATAAAGGAGATACTACAGTATTTCATGGATATAAGTTTCTGTGCTTGAATGAGAATACGAATGATTCTCCGTTCAAAGAATCTTATGACAAATACCCTCAATGGGGAGGATGTTTTACTTCTATAAACAGAGTAAAAAACTGGTTAACAAATAGAATTAATTTTTTAAATAATACATATAATTATGGCTAAATGTTTTATAACAAAATTGCAAGGTATCATAACTAATGATACATTGCCTAAAATTGGAGAGTTAGTAATAAACTTTCCGAAAGAAGATACACCTACTAAATACAATAGAGGTTTAGTGTTAAAAGCTTCTTCTAATATTAATGTAAGAGTTTCTGGTGGTAGCTTCTGTAGTGAAGACCTTGTCCCTAATGGAAAGACATCTATTGTAATTCCATCACAGACACAAACGACTTTGTATGTGGAGAACAAAGACTGCATTGTTTTCGTAAATGCAAACTACAATTTGCTTCTATTGAATTTGGGAACTATAGAAAATCATGGTACTTCAAAAAGCTCTTTTGATATTTCAAATTTGAAGTATAATAGACCAGATTTTAACACCATCTATTGTGTAAATTCAAAGTTCTATGGGGATATTAGTGCCTTTAAAGGTGCATTAAACTTAGTACACATGTATATGAGTAACTGTGATGGTATCAAAGGCGATATTTCTGTTTTTGCTAATACCCCTATTAGTTCATTAACCTTTGAGAACACGGGTGTATCTGGTGATGTTGCTTCTTTGTCAAATTGCAATAATTTGATTGAAGTACGATTTACTAATGACACAAAGATTTATGGGGATATATCTGCTTTTGGAAACAAACAAATTCTAGACATACTATTTTTGGAAAATACTAGTTGTTATGGTGATGTTTCTACTTTAAATAATTGCAACAGGTTGAAAGAACTACGCATAAAAAACGTATTAAATATTTCTGGTGAACTCTCGCAATTAGGAAGTAACCTAATATTTTTCACTGCTACAGGAACTTCAAAAGTTTTTACGTGGAAGAACACTAGACCTTCATCCTCTAAAATAATTGCTTTAGAAGATGTCAATCTAGGAGACGATGTAGATAATTGCTTAAAAAATCTTTCTGGTTGTACATCTGGCATCAATGGCGGTGAAGCAGCATGGTATAAAACTATAAAAATTTATGGTAATCGTACTTCAGCATCAGATGCCGCAGTTGCAACATTGCAGCAGAAAGGCTACACTGTATCAGTTACTCCTGCATAAGGTATCATAAGTTTAACATTAAAGCAAAGAAAGGAAATAAGATATGAACAAGTTAACAAAGAAGTATAAGGTAGTACATGAGGGAACCAAGATGGTGTTCCCTCTCACAGAGGAAGGTGACAATGCCGAGGTATTCCCATCAGTGAATGCCACCGCAGTAGAGTTTGACACATATTCAAAAGCCAAGGCTTACGTAGATGAGCATAACTTGGTGTATGAGAAACCAAAGTAGAACTCTAAGTCGCTGACTTCGTAAATAACAAAAAGCTAGGTAGAACTTATGAATCTACCTAGCTTTTTCTGTTTTTGGGGGAATCACCTTTATACCTGTTTATGTTTTCAATACAAAAATAATGCTTTTTATTATCTTTCTTTAAGAGATTTTCTTATAAACCTTAATGATTCATGTTATGCCCTTGCAGGCATTAAGAAAAACTCCTATCTTTGCACCAGTTAACCTATTTTGGTGACTAGTGCTTTTTTATGCCTGGTAAGTTAACGGATATCAAAAAGATCATATCTTCGCACCAAGATTGCTAATTTAAATAGCAAAATTGCCTTGAAAGTGGAATAGATAAGGTCCCTGTTTCAACTTTTGGGGACTAAATTTACTATTATTTATTAGGGTGTCCAGTTCCATGTTCTCGTTTTTGATTATGTTTTAGCAACTTAGCACACTGTAAATCAGTAAATTAAGCACAAAATATAAGACAAATTTAACTGTCAAAAAGTCTGATGTAGATTCGCACAAGATTATAGTTTATTTAGCGAATGATTATCAATGACTTAGATGGTTATTACATTGTTTTTGATACTAAAAACTGGAACACAGAACTGGATACCCTAATTATTTATTAGCATGGCAGAAAACGCACGGAAACACGGAAAAATATATCCCGATTTTCCGTATTTTTGCCAACAACTGGTAAAGTGCTGCTATCGAGTTTGACGAATAGGTATTCTGTTTTAACTTTGAACAGTACATCTTCTGAATTTAAAATAAATAAAGGTATATGGAGAAAACAAACTTTATAGGTGGTCTCCAACCACAAGAAAAAACAGAGATGATTTTGATAGTACTTATAGGAGTATTTTTAATCATCATATTAAAACACACGTTTCATATGGACGATGGAACTGTGAAAGCAATAATAGAAGCTTATAACTTCTATGCAGGGTACATACTAAATGTTTTCAAATGGTGCATTAACGAGTATGTGCTAAAGAAATAAGGTGCAACATTTCTGCTACACCTTAAATATTATATCAGTCAATGTTCTCACAGATATACATCGCAAATGAGCGACAATCTGTGTGACCGGAGGCCTTGCGTATTCTGTACTCTGGTATTCCACGGAAAACATTGGCACTAATGAATGTTCTTCTCGCAGTATGAGAGGCGATGAGCTTATACTTTGGGAAGATCTCCTCCTTGATCTCATCTTGAATCTTTGTCTCAAGCAGTACGTCCTCTGTGAGTCCTGCCAACTTCATCAACTCATGAATCTTACTGTTGTAGCATCCAATTGTGGCCTTGTATGGAGCAGTATAGTTGTATTTCTCCAGGATCTCATAGGTAGTCTTCTTGTCGATGGCGAACTTGTCTATGTCAACAACAGCTCTGTGCCCAGTCTTTTGCTGAACGATGGTGAAGATGTTTCGGTCAAAGTTCTTCTTCTGGATTCTGAGCATATCGGAGTGACGTTGACCTAGATTGCAAGATAGAACAAACATATCCTTTGCCTTCTCCAACAACGCACGATGATCCTTACGTTTAACCAGTGGCTGAAGGTTAAGGTGGTAAATCATTGACACCTCATCTGGAGTAAGTGCAATGGTTGGTCTTCTGTAATCAGGAACAGTAAACTCAGCGTAGGTGTCACTAATCTTGGCTCCATGCTTGGCAGACCACTCTAAGCATGAACGGAGCTGATAGCATAGTGTTCTGATAGAACTAGGCTTCACGCCTCTGTCAAGCAATCGAGAAATAAAGAAGGAATAGAAAACATCACCCACTTGCGTAGGTAGGATCACACAGTCAAGCTCTTGCTCTATCAGTCTAATGTGGGATAACAAACACTGATGAGACTTAGGATAATGTGGAAACAATCTTGCCTTGAAATTAATCTTGGCGGTTAAACACTCGACCAAACTTGCATTTGTAAGGTCAATACTAAAACTCTTACTTGCCTCGCTGTGCATAAACTGAGCGAAAGCAGCCTGTGAATAAACAGTCTGCAACATAAGCGTAATTTTTAAGTCAGCGTAATTTGGTGAAAGAAGGCAGAGGGAATTACGCAAACCCTTTGTCCGAGGATAGCTACTTCCTCGTTAGCCTTCTGGATGCAAATATACAAAAATATCCGTTAGCCTCCAAATATTTCTTAGAAAAACTTATTTTTTTTCTGATTTTGGCTTCAAGTTGCGCAATTTATCAAATAAATCCAATGAAAAATCCCTAGTTTTGCACAAAAAATAAAAATATGGCGAACTTTAATAAATGGCAAGCTCTTCATCTAGGTATGAAACTTGCATTAGCAGTTATTGGTGCATGTTTTCTTGCACATGTAGATTTTGACTTTACCTTCTCTTTCATTTTCTTATGGAAGGGATTGAGTAACATGAAAAAGAAGGGGCATTGAACCCCTTCTTTCTTCATTTTGCTTATCACAATATGTTAGATAAAATACCATTTAAACACCCTTTAAATGTCGTTTAAATGCTTTTTTAATTCACATTTCGTTTTTGTTAGCCAAATTCACATTTCGTTTTTGCAAGGTAGCTCTTTTCGTTTTGCCGTGATTATATGGTGAAAGCCTTGCAACCATAACCCAAATCAGCCATATTTTTACTCTCCGT